CCGAAAGAGAAGAACTCAACCTTATCCGCATGAATTTCGGTAACATACCGCTTTTCTCCCTGTTTGGTTTCATACTGCCGGTACCGAATTTTACCTTCAATGTAAAGGTACCAGGGGTTTTCATCACACCAATCAAAATACTCATATGCTGCAACCATAAGAGCTCAGGAGAAGAGAAAAGGATATCTCTTCCATGTTTACTCCTCAATTTCCAAAACTGATTATTCTTTGATGCTGCCATATCTAATATTCTTATAAAGACAAATATAACAAAAATATATCATATTGTATATTTTATATACATTTCGATATACACAAAACAATCACTCTAAGCATTTGATTGATTCAATTATAGTATTTATATTTGCTTATAAATAATTAAATACAGACCTTTGTAATCATTATATAACAAATCAACACGAAGTATTTAATGTTAAACAATATTCCAAATTAAAAAGACACTTCAGGATAAGAAATAAAAACTGTCATGTATAACAAAACTTAATACTCATACTAATATGCTTAAAACAGATTTTACATTTCGTAGGTTCTTAGACACTTTTGTCCCTGGTTTTATTTTAGTTATTTCTACATGGTATTTATACAAGCCTTATTTTAACAAATACTTCCCAACTATTGCATTTGACTCTAGTACAGAAAGTGATCTTTTTTCTAGTGAAATAAAATTGGCTGTATTATTAGTAGCTTCAATATTTGTAGGAATACTGATAAATCATTTTTCAGATATTTCCGTAGCTTTACTATATCCTAATTACTACAACGAAAAAAGAAAGAGAACTTTAAAAAGATTTGCTGTAGCATCTTTTTCATTACTATCATTCGACTATAATGATGATCCAAGAGTTTCTTCTGTACATAGATATCTAACATCAAATCGAAAGGATATATTTCAAAAAATGTTAAAAGAATGGGCCTATACAGACATTGATAAAGTTGAAAATACTGAAGAAGCCATTATTGCACATCAACATATCTGTACAAGAGTTAGAACACTTAATCTATTTACAGAAAAACTATTTAATAATTGTTTAGCAGAGGTTTCATTTTCTGCATCAATATTAATGTCTTTAATGATGCTATTTCCAATAACCCTTCTTTTACTATTACTCAACTGTTTATTTACCAGCATTTTTCCAGACATTAACTTTTCAATTAAGTTTATTGACAATTGGGTTTTAATTCTTATTTTAATCATAGAATATATATTGATGATCTTAATGACTTTTTCTCTAAAAAGAAGATTTAGACACTTTTCTTCTCAGATATTAACCTTATCAATTCACATTTTTATGGAACATTCAAAATCCATCTATAAAAAATAAGAATGTATTCTTTATTATATTCAACAAACAACATATTTGCTTATAAAGTCTATTTTTTCTTAAAAATTAAAATAGACTTTATAAAACATCAACAAAAATCCAACATCATATTGCTTCTAAATTCATCATTCCTCATTTCCTCGACCCTCCTATCTCTATCTTTAACTATTACATCAAATAATTGTTCAGATAAATGCTCTAATCCAGGAGTTAATATGATATTCATTTTTTCATTAATATCATCATAAGAATCAAATCTTTTTTCTTCCAAATCCCCCTGATTTATATTTTCCATACAAGCCGTACGAATAACATTTACAATTTGTAAATATAATTTTCCTGCATTTGGTATATAATTAAACAAACATCTATATCGATCATTCAAAGTATATCCTGATACTTTTGAGTCCTTATCCTTACCCAATTTAATAATTGAAATATTAAATAATTTAATTAAGCATTCAGCTAATGAACCTTTAGAACACAACATTATAAATGAATTAATAGAAGGAACAATATAATATTTATTAAAACAATATTTATCAAGTTCTTCACACAAAGACCAAAAGTTATCGTTATCATTTCTCATATACATTTTATGAGAGAACTTTACTTCATATATTTTCTTCTTTGATTCTTCCTTCTGTTTTCTTATTAAACACGCTGTAAAATATTCCTGCAAAGAACGATGAGGGAATGTATAAGTGGCTCCATCTATAATAATAATTGAAATAGATACAGTCAAATCATATATCAAATCATCGATTGACACATTATATTTTAAGTGTTTTTTTATAAAAAGAAGTTTCTCTCTAAGATATTCCAAATCAAACTCATATTTTTCATCAAAAAAAGACATATAAGAAAACCACATCAATATTTCTTCAAAATCTTCATTTTGTAGTTTTGTTTTTTTATCATGCACAAAACCACCTCCCTTAGTTATTGAATCATGCTTTATACAGAGTGTATAAAAGACATTAAAATAAAACTTACTTTTACTTTTAGGTAACTCTGGATAATCACGATATGTTAGTAAAAACATTGACAATAATAAAGGATTTGACAAATATGACCTATATGATGAATTTTTCATTTTAGAAATTTCCTTTATAATTTTAGTTTCTAAATCCATATCACCTACTAGTTCCAACTGTAAATGAATAAATTCTTTTATCTGTTTCATATTCAAAGCTTGAACAAAATAATTTTCAAAACGCAATAGTGATTCTGCTTGAGCACCAGGTCTAGAAGTTATAAGAAACTGATTTAAATAATATTTATCTATAAACTTATTCAATTCAACAATTCGACCATCTTTATCAGAGCACGATAGCTCATCAAAACCATCAAACAAGAATAAAAAACTTCCACATTCTAATATCCGTTCACAAATTTTCTCGTTTTTAGATAACTTATTATCAAATATAATATTCTTGACATACTCTTCTATAGTTCCAACAAAAGAATTAAGAGATCTCCATTCAATTACAATAGGAATAGTTGAACCTCTTTTCAAACAAGATAAAAAAATATGTTTTACTAACATAGATTTTCCCGAACCAGCATTACCCAATATAGTAATAAAGTCACCTTTACTAAATAACTTATTTATATCATCAACATCTAAAATAGTTCTTTCATTTTTTACTGAAAGAGGATAATAAATATCATAAAAATCAACTGGAGTATCTCTATATAAGAAAGTTTTTGTTCTCCCATATTTATCACTCAAATTAACAACATACTGTTTAAGTCCATTATCTATGAGATAATCAACTTCATCTTTTATGTCATTTAACTTTTTTAATATCTCATTTTTATATCCTGATAACAGGGTCGCAATAGCAGTAGCTGTCAAACTCATTTCTGTATTATTTTAAGATTCTACCCCAAAGATAGAAAATTTATATTCATCTTATAAAATTCAAAGGACAAAAAGTACAAATTCTTTTTTGTATCTATAAAATATTTAATACTTTTGCTCAACTAAATTATAATCTTCATATTATGTATTACGCTATAATCACAGAAAATGATGTTTCAAACTGGTCTGACAAAACTGGAGAACTATATCATCATCCTAAACGTTACCTAAAATATATACCAGAAGGAACCAAAGTGATCTACTACAAAGGCCGGTTAACAAATAAAAACTACAAAGATCACCGGTTGACAGAAAATCCACACTATTTTGGTATTGCGACCATTGGACAACATTACATAGACTCGTCATCAGAGAAAAACGACTACTATTCTAAAATAGTTGATTTTAAAAGATTCGAACGTCCTGTTTTAATTAAGCATAATAATCATCACTTAGAAGATATACCAGAAAACCTAAAAGCCAATTATTGGAGAAATGCTGTTCGTCCAATCACAAAAGAGATATATGATAAAATTCTCTCACTTGCAGAAATCAACGACGAAGACTCACTTTCCACTGTAGACAACTTCACTACGGAAGTTGAAACAAAAGAGGGTTCAAAGAAGTTGGTCTATACAACTAAATATGAACGAGACTCTAAGTTAAGAGAACAAGCTATTAAAATACACGGATTATCATGTATGGCTTGTGGATTCAACTTTCTTAAAACATATGGAGAACAAGGAAGAGGTTTTATTCACGTTCATCATGTAAAACCTTTGTCTACAACAGGGGAATGCATAATCAACCCAGATACAGATTTAGTTGTTCTGTGTCCTAATTGTCATTCCATGGTACATCGCAATAAAAATCAAGTATTAACTGTTGACGAATTAAAACTACTTCTAAAAAATAAATCTTAGAACTCATTATTTATCACAATCTTAAAACTCACGTAAATATATGATTAAAATAAAAAAAAGAATTATAAAACAAAAAATTTCTTCTTTCAGTTTTTCTAGCAGGAAAAGAATGAAAATTCAATTAAAAAAATATATTGAAAGTTTATCCGACTACACACATTCCAACAACAAAGGACTAATAATCGATGACTTAATATCCAAAATAGATTTAGTAACAGTTGATATTCATGATGTACTCAGACACAATGTATTCACAGATATTGATTACTACAAAATCATACCATTTGTTCCTTTGTGGATAAGAAATGCAGGAAATAGTGCTGAATGTATTACAGATAAAAAAGAATTTGAACAAAAATGTAGTAATAACAACAATTATTTAACAAATAAATTATTATACTATCATGACCTTGAATTATTATTATCCTCATTTCAAGATCGTTATATCACAATAGGGCCAATTGTAGATGAACTATATAAGATAATTACACCTAATTTAGAAATAGACATAAAAAACTTTGATAATGTTACGTTATTCCAGAACACTTCTACTTATAAGGCATACAGCTATTTAAATAGTATATTCATATATCTAGGATCAAGCTTCGACTTATTAACAAAAATAGCCTATGAATTAAAACATATAAATACAATTAATTTTAACTCGTACCCAAAACTAAAATGTCGCAATATTTTATTTGGACAAAGAAGTAAAGTTGATGACTATTTAAAAAACGGAACTATTTTTTCTTATCCTCCTATCGTACGCAAAATTCAATCAATAAGGGATGAAATTATTCATAATGGTTCATTTGATTTTCAACCTGATATATATGTAGGTACAAAACTGGGTAAAAAAGATGAATGTTGGATTTATTTCCCAGACTTTAATAATGATGGTATTTTGGTATCCTCTATTAATAGAAATAAATTCTATTCACAGCCTGAATCAAAATTCAACAATATTCTTCCAGATATTTTAATTGAAATACTTTCACTAATTCTCTCAACATTAAATAAAATAAAAACATTATATGACAAACCTTACTATAAAAATGACAATGATCTTAACAAATATAAAACAGAAATTGACGATTGGCATTCTTAACAAGAATAAAAAAACATTATCGTTGAATTATTTCTTTTTCAATGATTTGCTGCGCATAAAAACCGAACAGCCCCTTTTTTAATCTACGTATATCCTGCATTGACATTTCGTTCAAATAGAAATAAAATGCCTCGTAGGGATCAGAGAAGTTTCGCGCAATCACGTTATCCGGTTTACTTTCCATGTATTTTCCAATAGACCGAATTATTTGCCTGGCGTAGCGAGGGAACAACTTGTATTCGGTCCACATTTGATGTGTATTTGCCAACGGACAGCCAACGCAACCGTGCCTAGTTAGGTTATAAGGCGGATCGTAATATTTTGAGTAAGGTAGTCCTCTTTTTCTAATATAGTGCCAGACATCATCTTCAGACCAAGACAGGATAGGTAAAATATGTTTTGCACCCTTCATCCATTTTCTACTATCACACGGCTCCGGCTCATGCAATGCACGTTTCGAACTTTCTTCTGCTCGCATACCTTCAATTGTCCGTTTACCTATACCATATCGCTCCTTTAGTTTTTCGCAGCAGAACCTGCGCACTCGGGATGGAAAACCTTTTTCGCTTACAAGTTGAAAGAATGATTTTTCCGGATGCCGAATAACCACCTGCGGATAATTATTCTTGATGAAAGAAATTGTACCCGGTGGATCGACGGTCGTGTTCGCATAGGTAGCAGTGAAATGGACACCGGCACGTTCGGCCAGATCCAGGATCACGACACGATCCTTACCACCTGAGAAGCCAAGACAAAACGGCTCGTTTGTTTCCAACTTCTGGAGAAAGTCTATTGATTGTTGTACCTTATCCATTGGGTTCAGTTATTTTTAATGTTGAAATAATGTTTTTTCGATATCGTAATTGTAGGCTAATATCTCAGTTCGTTTCTCGACCTTCTGCCCGTGACCTTGTTGGTTTACTTTCAAGTCCATATCTATCGATTTGATATTCCATCCATATTTAGCCACAAAATATCGAAATGTCTGGCACCAATAATTTGAGAGGATAAACTTCCCTTTGATAGTAGAGAGGAGTGATAGAAGATCGTAGAAATCCTTATGAGTATAGCCATAATAATGACCCTGGAAACAACTAGGATAAGGCGGGTCCAGGTAGAAAAATGTATTCTCCGAATCTCTTTCCTTGATCACCCTCAAAGCATCCCGGCAGGATATCTGCACCTGATCAAGTCGGTCCCGTAGCTGCTCGGAAAAATCAATCCGTTTGTTCTTGAGCATAACGGCAGATTGTGATCCAGAAGTTCCATTGCACCATTTCCAACCTCCATGCATAGAACCTGCAAAGGATCCGTTCGTTATCATCCATACCGCCCAGGCCTTTTCTATGTTGGATGCTTCACACCGACCATTCCAAACATCTTTCGCATAGTAATACATACTTTCAGAATGTAAGGTAGACCGGATCCTTTCCTGTAATTCAGGGAAACTGTTTTGTGCTGCCAGGTAAAAGTTAATGAGCATATCGTTATGATCGTTGATCGCTTCTATCCCAGCTTTTGGCTTCCGGAAGAAAACAGCCCCACCACCGAAGAATGGCTCGCAATACAACTTATGTCCCGGCATCATTGATATGATAGTATCAGCCAATCTTTGTTTACCTCCGTAATATGTTATTGGTGTTCGCATTATTTTCAAATTTCATATTTTTTATCTTCTACTTTCTCCGTTCAACTCAATTAGGTTGAACATTTCACCACGTCGATCACGGATATAATCACCGTATTTACGTTCTACATCATTTGGATAAAGGTTTGTTGTTACATAGGTTTTTAATCCATACTGTTGCCAATAGCTGTACCGAATGTGAAATATATGCTGCATCACATTCAACTCATTCCCGAAATATTTTGCCGGGATTGGTTCACGGCCGAACTCGTCGAAACACATATCAACCGGGCCCAATGAAGACCATCCGGCATTATCCAGATACCGGCTCAAATCTCCGTGCATTGCATATTCTGTCGTAATCCGGCTACACACATACACTCGGAACCCCCTTTGTAAAGTTTGCATAAACCTGCTGAAAATATACATCAGCGTAGATTTCCCGGTACCGACCGGACCGGCTAACCACAAACCTTTTTGGATATCGAGCGATCCCGGTTGTTTCAGGAAATACAGAAACAGGGAATACACGATCGCTCTGTTTCGCTCGTCGATTACAAATGTGCCTTTGGAATAGTGATCTGCTACCCGAAGAAACAATTTCTTATAGGCCGTTAGGTCAATCTTATTTTCCGGCGTATCCGTTACCGGACGCTGGATTGTTTGTCTTACTTCCTGTACTCCTTGCATCTCGTTTAATTTTTTCGTCTAAAATCCATTTGTTTGCTAAACTATCCCAGTCAGTAACCTGTACGCCGGTTCCTTTACGCCAGCCCTGGGAATTGTAGTGAGAGAAAAATAACCGTCCCTGGTTCTCCCAATCTGGCAATAAGCTGCCGGAAAAGAATTTTAATACATCGTCCAGTACTGGAGGAATAAATTCTTTCTTTGCCCTACTGGATTTCTTTTTCGGCTTTTCTTCCGGAAAAGGCAAATTGTTTTCATGGGGGATTATAGGGGGTATATTATTACTTGTTTTATTTAGTTTATTTATAGGGGTCTGATTAGGTATCAGGTTAGGTGTTAAGTTAGGTGTCAGGTTAGGTATTAAGTTAGGTGTCAAAATTTGATACCTAGTTTTATCTTTTTGACCTTTTCCACCAGGAAAAAACTTTATCATTCCAATCTGAGATAACCGGTTCCTGGCTGTTTTCATTGTATTCAATGACACTCCCACATTTGCAGATGTTCTATCATCCGAATGCGTCCAGTTATCCGCCCAGCCTAAACGATTTGCTGTTTTTACCAAGTAAAAATACAGTCTCGTTTCACAGCAGGAGAATTGCCATTGCTCATCCAATTCCCAAAACCGATTTATTAATTCAATATAATTCATCGCTCAATACCTAAATAGTTCTTGACCTCTTTCATAAACTCATTCAATGACCGGCAGACAACGTATTTATTGCCTGCCGCCTCCGCTACCCTCTGCCAGTCCTTCTGCGAATCCTGCTGCGTACCTTTCTTATACTTCATCTCTATGCAAAGGCTACCGTGACCACCTTTTGGAAAAAGTAAAATAAGATCAGCAACACCAGCCCGGACACCCTGCCTTTTGAGATTGGCCGCTTCTATCTTGTTACGTCGGCCACCGTTCGGAACAGCGAAAAGAAGCAGTTTCAATTTTGGAAATTGTAGATTGAACCACTCTATACATGAAGATTGCAGACCTGCCTCACCTTTCATATTGCATTGCTGAATAGTGCACCATCCAGACGACGATCGAACGGAGACGTGCTTGTTTCACTTTTCTTGATTCCTGATTTAGCAGACATTTTCAAAATCATTGCATCGACAGTTTTCTCCGGTACCTGATCATCTGTCCCGGTTACATCGTTTGCTATGTCTTTCTTTGTCTGAATAATATCCCATATCGATTCATCAATTGTATTTTTTCCAAGGAAGTAATAACAATTCACACTATTCTTTTGACCGATACGGTGCGCTCTATCTTCCGCCTGCTCGCAGTCGGCAAACGTCCACGGGAACTCAACAAAGGCAACACGGCTGCTAGCTGTCAATGTAAGACCTACCCCTGCCGATTTATAATTACAGATGATAAGGTTACATTTCGGATCATTCTGAAACCGATCAACGGCATCCTGTCGTTCCTGGCTGGTATTGTCTCCAACGATGGTAACTGCATTAGGGAATACTTTCTTTATCTCCTGTACAACCTCTTTAAGAAAGGCAAAAACAATCAACTTTTCACCGGAATCAATTATGTCCTGGATAAACTCTACGGCTGCCGATATTTTTCCTCTAGCTGCAATTTGTCGGAGTTTCTGCATTTGTACCATCACTTTACCACGTTCGGCCCGTCGTAACTTTTCATCATCAGCATTTTCATAAGCAGCCAGATAACTAAGCAGATCATGTTCTGCATCTTGATATTCTTTTCTGTTTGTGATATCCACATTCACGACCTGACGCATCTTATCCGGCAGCTGATCCAAAACCTTTGCTTTCTCCCTCCGGAAGAAACCGGTATTCCATAATCGCCAGTTTAGCATCTCCAAATTACTTGCCTGCCGTGGCCCCTGCATAAAGTTTACTTCAAAACTCTTATATCCTCCGAAATCATCCAAACGATTCATAATCTTTAATTGCTGGATCAGATCACCCGGACCATTGATCGAAGGTGTTCCAGTGAGCAGGAAACGATATTCCTTTCCCTGGCATAACTTGTAACAAATCTTTGATTGCTGTGTCTTACTTGACTTACATCGGTGGCTTTCATCAATGATCACACACTTAAACAAACTGGCTACCGGCTTTAGCTTAATCGACCGGGTTACACCACCGGCAAAGTCTTCAACAAAAAACTTTTTCAATGATTCATAATTCGTAATGAATACATCACAGCACCCCATTTCGTAATACCGGTGCCAGTTGTTTTTATTCCGATCATCAAGGATAATTGCATCTTTGCCAGTGAATTTCTTCCATTCCCGTTGCCAGTTGATCTTTAGACTGGCGGGACAGATCACCAATACCGGCCATGTTTTTGCTATAAAAGATGTACCGATAGCCTGCAGGGTATTATGAGTTACCACAAATTCATCTGTCAAATACAGTTCATCTGGAGCATTAACCTTGATACACCGACACTCTTCTTGCCTATCCAGTTCTATATTCTCTATATAACGTGAACAATAGTTTCCTCTCTGAATTTTGTATCGCTCAGCTTTACGCACTGTACTGAATGGATTAAACCTTGTTACAATTGCGACCTGATATTCGATAGATTTTCCTTCATTCATGCGATCATATTCCCTTATATGAGCCAAGCCACCTAACGATTGAACCAGCTCTACAACATTATCACATAATTTGCGACTCATTGAGTGATAGATCATTCGTACCCTTCCACTTGTGATAGACCCATCTGTATCCATCAGACCACGAAGTAACTCAATACGCTGTTCTATATCACCATGCAAGTATTCGTTAGGTATAAACTTATCTTCCGATTTGACATCAATATTCAAACGACGGATCTCCGCTAAAAAATGATTCACATGCTTACCATCCGAATTACATATACAGTATCTTGGACAAGTAGCAATATTATCGCCTCTTAATCGCATGTAATCAGGAAGAAGTTTTTTTATCTTTTGGTGAATGTCACTGTCAATATCAGGATTACTGAGACAAACAACACCATTGCATAAATTTCCATCACCAATCAAAGCGCCAAGGATATATGGATGTATTATGTAATTCTTATGCGGATACTTAACCGGATCACACACAGGAATTTCCCAGCGTAATATTGGCTTACGACCACTTGCTTTGCGGCTTGGTGAAATATTCCATCTAAGTCCTTTTTTTAAAATATCCTCCGTACTCATCGTCTTCCATCCTTGATTACGTTTTCTCATATTCACATCCCTGACATTCCACAAATGCTCAAGACCTGCATAACATACAGCACCATCATTGAATGTAAACCGATATACATCTTTTACTCCATGATCGAATATACCGGTAACATGATAGACATTTCCATCCCGTCCAAATAGCTCATCTCCTGCCCTTAAATCCCCCATCTTCCGAAATCCCGATGGAGTGGCAATTAGCGCACTGTAAGGTTCCATTTTTCCTAAACCAGGTTGGTCCCCGAAAAAACACCGCTTTTTCTGTAAAGCATAGGCAATACCTTGTTTCTGATATGGGAAAGGCTCTATCTTTAGCCCATGCGGTGAAAGTAATTCCGGCATCGGAGGAAGCGTATAGTGAACGTCCGGTCTTGAAGCCTGAGCTCCTTTTTGTACGCTTTTCTCATAGCCTTTTTTCACAGCCCAGTTAGCAAAAATGTCGACATAGGCCTTTTGAGTATATTTTCCAGGTGGATAAAAACTTTTAGGTATCACCCACATATTTAGTTTGCTGTCAAACTTCCGTCCAGGAATACGTTTGACAACATCAATCATAAGCGGATGATACTTAAATTGCAGGAAATAATTCTTTTCGTCTTCTTGGATTAACATGCTGCTGCTGTTGCAAGAGGTTGATTTTTCGGTTTACGTCCTCGCTTCGGTTTCTCAACAGTGATCGGAGTAACTACTCCGGTATCCGTATCTACCATTTTTCCAGCTTCAAACGGAGCGTCCGGTACTGCTTCAAAGTCTAGCGTCGTTTGAGTTATAGCAAATTTTTGATTGAACAAATATTCTTTTACTTCATAAATCACTGCCTGTACAGCCAGGTTCAATTCATTAATGTAAGGATATTCAAATTCACTATCCGATGATTCCAACGCCTGAGCAGGAGAACTGAAATCAACTGAACCACCAATTTGAAGATACCGTTCACCCATCAAAATGACCGTATCGGTACTACTATCATTCTTTCCCATTTTGATACCGTAAACATCAGCATTCTTAAAATCATCGTCGTCACCAGTCAGATTATCCATTCCAACAATCGCAGCTCGCTCACTTACTTTATCGGATTCTTTCATTTCTGTGAGAAGAATAAAATGAGGAATCAGTTTCTTGAAAGCATTTGTACAATCAATATGTGCCGGTATCTCAGACTTAACAACGATATCCTTGTCACCCTCCGGACGGAACTCCGTATAAGTTACTGTCAACTGACGACCATTCAAAACGGCCTTTTTAATTTTAGGTTCTCATTCTTCCATACTATCAACGAATTAATGTGTTATACTTTTCCGGACATGTGGTCATTACTATTGCAGAACCAATCACTAACCGGGTTAATTTTTTCGCTTTCAACAACCTTTTTTCAGTGGCTTTTACTGATTTTACTAAAGTCTGTTTAGCGGTTTCACTCTCATGTTCATGGGCGAGATTCCCAATCTTAACCTGTTTTTCCATCTTAATACCTTATGTGTTCATACCTGTTTGTAAATGAGTTGAAATATTGATCGTCCGGAGACGGTAACCTTATACCGAATTCGCTAGCGGCATCCGCCTGTACTTTGTTGAGAAATACAGTCATTTCAGCCGTATTAAGTTTCGATGTAGTCCGGACGACAATTTCCTCTTTACCATTAATGAATACATTTCGCCAAAGGAACTTTTTACAGTAATATTCATATACATCTTGTTTCAGTGTACCTGTTTCATCTTCTATACAAGTAAGCCACATCCACATGAGGGCATTTTGGTCAACAGTGCGTTTCTTGACTTTCTTCTTTATTTCAAGCGTATATTCACCGTTGGCAACAAGATTAAAGAGAAGCTCGATCGGCTGACCTTGCCACTTGATTACTCCTTGTTCCTTGACAAATCGTGTTTTCATATTTCAGCAAAAATCTTTTTATCAGTGATTAGTTCCCGGTTCAATTCGAGAAATTCAATAAACCTTTCACAATGCCGGGTTAATAGTGTTCGACTCTGTTCGTGCTCATATTTATAAAGTTCTGGGTATTGTACTCCGGTAATGAGAGGAGTTCGGCTTGTGCCTCCTTTCAGATGATAAGCAGTGTACTCAAAAGAATCAATATCTTTAACAAGACCGGAAGAGATAAGGCAATAAGGATACACATGTCGTTGCCAACCTTCTGAGTACTTTCCAAACTCATACCGGGAAGTTGTCTTAATATCGTACACCCTATTACGGTTCAGTTCATCAATGTATCCGTACAACTCAACGGTTCCGTATTTTGTAGGGAGAACAGCTTTTACAAATAACTGGCTAACAGACCCATGAAAATATTCTGCTGCCTTACAGCAGAAACGATAAGAAAAATAAAATGTTCTGTTGTTGTATGTCGCTGTAACTACATCGGCATTGATATCCTCTATGATCTGAGTTCTTACCGGTTTTCTATGGATAAAGTAATCAACAATATCATTGAATGCTGTACCCTTATCTGCGGCTTCTGAATCGAACGGAACCCGGTTAATACTGTCGAGTAGAGACTGTTTCATTTCAGTCTCTATCTCTTCATACGTCTTTTTATAATCTCCTGTCTCCTGATCTTGATTGAAAAAATGCTCAAACTCACGATCCACATGCAGATACTTTTCAAACTGATCTAAAAGAGACGGGTAGAATTTATACTTAAGCTGTTGCTGCGGCATCGGCTGATTCATATTTCTTAGTTAATTTGTTCAACTTTAATCCCAGGCTATTACATTTATCCCGGATCATCAGACCGGCTTTCAGTTTGCTATCCCAAATATGTTGTAGCTTTCCCATGTTTTCAGTGACACCATTGGCGGTATCAGCATCAACAATCAACTCTACATTTTCCTTTACCACATCAATCAAAGCCTCATAATCATTACTGATATCTGCCTGCTTTTTCAAATAAGCCTGATAGCTATCGAATATACTTGATAAGAAAATGTTTTGTCCGGTAACATTGCCGGAAGCATCAATAATGATTGGTATCTTCTGCATGGGCGGGAGATTACATGTGTTCTTTGCATAGAATTTCTCTGTAGGTGACCAGCTAATCGTGCGTTCACTACCTATCGCTTGCATATAACCAACCAGATCAAGTTCTTTTATTAAGTCCCCCGCGGATGATCCGCCAATCTCC